TCATATCCTTTTTCAAGAAGAAGTTCTGCAAGGTATGATCCATCTTGCCCCGTAATACCAGTAATTAGAGCAACTTTCATCTACAATAATATTTTTAATTATTATACAAAAAAAGCAGGGTTTATGCAACCCTGCTCCCTTATACGGTCTTTCATGCACGCCACTTGTTCTTTGACAGGAAACAAGAAACCTGGCGGGAGTATAAACCCCATCCGCACCACTTGCTCTTGAGAGAAGCAAGAAACTCTAAGAGGGTCTAATGACTCCACCACCTAGTTTTAAGAACTAGGAAACTTCGGGATTGAAGGGGATCCTTCACCGACCAGGGCTAGTTTCGAGACGATACCGAGTCTTTCACATAAGCAGGAACACCATCAGGGTCCAACCAACAGGTATAATCATGATCTTCCATGGCAGTCATCAACTGCATTTCATTATCACAAAGATACATATCACGGTAACGACCCGTGTATGAATCTACCTTTTGAATGCGGCAGTCTGGAAGACCATTAATCTCCAGTTTGCCGACTTGAATATAACGATAAGGAAACCGCTCAAGAAGAACGGTTGGTTTTTTCACTACGTTCATTGTGTAACCTCAACAGTTTCAAGATCGCTGTAGATAAGTTCCATCAGCATTTCATAATCATCAAGTGGTTCTCCTGAAAACACCGCTCCTTCACGTTCGTAGTAGCGGCGAACCTTTTTGAAAAGTTTCGGATTCTTTACATCAAGGAAAATTTCGCCAGTAGAAGCAGCACGAAGTGTGCTGATGTCCTTTTTGAATTTTTCAGTCAGTGCCATTGTTGTGTTTGGTTAACCCTTATATTATAAGGTTTTATCTGTATGTAGTCAAGATGCCAGCGATTAAACTGGCAATCGGAATGATAGGATTCGAACCTACGGCCACTCGCTCCCAAAGCGAGTGCTCTACCAAACTGAGCTACATTCCGTTGTGCAGGTTCCTGTCGCCGCTGCTCCTGAACCTGCAAGGGGAACACCGCAGTTGAATGTCTCAACAGAAGTAATTATACTACTTCTTGTGCCCCCTGTCAAATGGTTCCCAGTGCTCCCAACCATACTTGTGAACCAGATGCATTCCTAAAATAGGAACGAACACTAGTGCCAAACACATTGGTCCTAGTGTCCAGGGATTGTTTAAAGTCCATGCAGCAAAGTGTGCGACTTTATGAATCATTTTACTTATGTCGTCTTATTGGCCAGGTTAACTCCATACCAAAAACAAGCAACAAAATAAAAGCAAATACAAACATAAATGTGGTCATGCTGGATAATCCCAATTGGTTATTCGTTCTGTTTTATGTTGTGGTCCCCAGGAACCAGGCATATAGATATAAGGAGTAGTGCGTATGGGGCAAGAATCCCCAGTGCAAAGTAAATCATTTACGATCCTCCAAGATTCTAGAACTTCTTCAGAATGAACGAAGTGTGACTGATCACCATTGATTGCTTCATAAAGTAATTTTTCATACCCGTCAACACCCAACCAATCTGGATATCTGTGAGTCAAAGTAGCAGTTTCAACATCATCATTAAAACCAGGTGCTTTCATATCAATACGAATATCGAAATGGGCATGTGGTTGTAATCTAATCACAATCCTATCATTATATTCATGACCAGAGAACAATTGTTGTGGTGGTGCTTTAAGTTTTACAACAACTTCAACACATCCATAAGGTAAGTTTTTACCTGTCATGATGCGAAAAGGAACACCCTCCCAACGCCAGTTATCGCAGTATAAAGTACCAGCAGCGAAGGTAGGAGTGTGACTCCGAGGATCAACGCCTTCTTCAGATTTGTAACCTTCGTATTGTCCAAGGATTATATCCTCCCCTAAACGAGTAGCAGCAAGAACTTTTGTTTTCTCACGTCTAATTTCCCGTGCATCCATACGACAGGGAGCTTCCATAGCAACTAATGCAAATACTTGCAGAATGTGATTCTGAAGCATGTCACGAACCGCACCAGCAGTTTCATAGTATTGTGAACGTCCTTCACAACCAAATGTTTCGGTTGCAAAGATTTGAACTTCATCTACATACTGGCGGTTCCAAAGTGGTTCCAAAAGAATATTACTAAACCGAGTAGCAAGTATGTTATTAACAGTATCTTTGCCAAGATAATGGTCAATGCGATATACTTGTTTTTCGCGTAGATGTCTCCCAACCACAGACTGTAGATGATCAGCAGATTTATAATCACGTCCAAAGGGTTTTTCGATAACCACCCTGGACCTTTCTGGGTCGTTGAGGAGTCCTGCTTCTTTGAGATTGATGATAGCATTCTCATAGCGTTCTGGTGGTACTGATAAGAAATACGTATTATCATGTAGATAATTTGGCAAATGCGTCAGAGTCTCTGGCATGTCCAAATCTGTGCAAATATAATCCAGATGATGAAGAAATTCTTCTGGATAATCACCTAATGATTCTTTCCACTGTTGTGGTGTTGGTTCTCTCCTAGCAGAACCAGTGATAACAAAATTAGGTGGGAGAAGATCTTTCTCCCATAGTTTGTATAGTGCGGGAATTAGTTTCTTTTTGCAGAGATCACCAGTGGCACCAAAGATAACAATTCCCTTAGTGAGCGGTTCCGTTTCCGTCATAGTCTTCCGAGTCGTAATACGAAGTTTCACCTTTAAATCGTCCAAATGCGATGGTGGCACATACAAAGGGTATTGCCGACCATAATAAGAATTGTCCAAGTGTCATCGATATTGACCTGGAGTGTAACCTGGTTTTTGTTTCATAAATTGTTCCAATAAATCTGAGTATTCTCTGAATCTTTTATCACCAGCGATGAAACATCTTTGTCTCATCCACACAGCATCGATTAGTAGTTCTATCTGTTGATCCGTGAAGTTTGACATTTAGTCTCCCATGTTTCTAATTGCAAGTATATATCCTAATAATACACCACTCATCCAAGCAACGTAAAGATAAAGAACATATGAAATAAAGTTAAAAAACTCAACCAGTTCCATGTTCTTCGTCCTCCTCATATAGTGGGCATGGTTCCTCAAAAAGATGTTGCATTCTAAGTTGTTTGATGCGCTCTCGGAGTCCTTTATAGAACTCCCTCTTTTCGTCCTCTTTCATTTAGATCTTTCTTGAAAGTATTCTGGTAGTGGACATCCTTTAAAATCATTTAGCTCATCAACAAATAAAACAAACATGGTCACAAATCCAAGACAGAAAGCAAAAAGCATTTGAGGAAAGTTATAGTTCCCCATGTAAGCAGTAGGGTCAGGTTCATCATCATGTGGATGAATCATCTTTGCGATTTCTAATGATCGCTTCGATTTGTCTTCTGACTTGGTCTCTTGCTTCTTGTCTTTCGGAGTCTTTTCTGGAGTATCCATGTTTGTTATGGTAAATGAAATGACCTTGACAAAACATAGTTACCCCAAACAAAAATAGGAGAACTATGCCTATCCATTCTGTAATGTGATTTTGAGCCATGGGAAAATAGGATCGATTACTCCAATAAGTCGAAGCAAACCCTCAGCAAAAAGTGCAAGAACAACCCAACCAACACACATTGAAATAATTGAAGCATTGCGATTGTGTCGACGTATGGCAGCATCAATCATCTCCTGGCACTCTTCTTGAGTGACATAATGTTCTGGTTTCAGTTCAGTCATCCTGTGAGACATTCGGTAAGTTGTCCATAGGGTCGGGTAGTCCCCCCACTATAGCACATGCTCGTCGATAATAGAAATTTTCTGTACTTCCTGATTCTTCTAAAGCTTCTTTGACTCTCACCCAATTATCGTAGGATGCTTTGTCCATTTTTCTTTATGTTTGAAATACTTACTAGCTATGCTAGTCGAATATTCCAAACGTGCAACAATGTGTTCATGTCGTAACACACATTAAGTAAATATTAAATTTATGTTAGTGAGTGGTATATGTTGCTGTAAAACCAATCTTTCCATTACCTAATGAGTTGCCATTTTGATAACCACCACCTATTGTATTAAAATAGCAATTAGTATTATTTCCGTAAAAACCTAAGTATGCAACATTTGTGTTAATAGTATTCATCTGAATACTGCATCCAGGTCTAGAAGTATTGTGAGAAGAAGGAGCAAAAGGTAAATGGAACCAACCATTTGTACCTGAGGATGCAGTCTTATTAGTGATTGTAATTACACCAACAATACATACTACACTTCCAATTTTTGTATACGTCATATACACTTCATTTGTATCAGCAGTTATATGCTGAATACTGACAGTAGATGTGCCCTCTTCATAATCGTCCAGAGCGTTTGCTT